ATGAGTGTGACTACAAAACATTTATACGCAACATCGGTGGCAGTGATGACCAACGTGTGGCATCCATCGAGTCGACCATTGGCTTTATCCTTCACGCATTCAAGAACGGGGGCTACTGCCCGGCTGTCATCATTAATGATGAGGTGATATCTGAGAATCCTGAGGGAGGAACGGGTAAGGGTCTATTCATGAACGGCATCAGCCGGATGAAGAAGGCGGTCACCATTGATGGTAAGTCATTCTCCTTTGATAAGTCATTTGCTTATCAGTTAGTTAGTACAGACACGCAGGTGTTGGTGTTCGATGATGTCAAGAAGAACTTTGACTTTGAGCGTTTATTCTCGGTGGTTACCGAGGGTATTACAGTCGAGCGTAAGAATAAGGATGCAATCAAGATTCCATTCCACAAGTCACCTAAGGTGGTCATCACGACCAACTATGCCATACAAGGTAAGGGTAACTCATTTGAGAGACGTAAGTGGGAGATGGAGTTTAAGCAATTCTATTCCAAAGACTTCACACCTCAGGATGAGTTTGGTCGGTTGCTATTCAACGATTGGAGTCAAGATGACTGGTGTGCGTTCGATAACTACATGATCAAAGTATTGCAGGGTTACCTCAATACTGGGCTTGTCAAGTGTAACTTTGTGAATCTTAAAGAACGTAAGTTCAGAGCAGAGACTAACGCTGAGTTTGCTGAGTGGGCTCAAGAGTTTGGTTCTACATTCATACCGATGAATCAGCGATTCAGACCTGATGATGTGTTCGATAAGTTCATAGCGGATAACAACGGCATGTTCCGTATGTTGTCTAAGCAACGATTCAACTCGTGGCTACGTACCTACTGCTTGCATATGACCGGAAGTAACCCAGTAGAGGGTCGTGATGGTGCAGGTAAGTGGATGGTGTTTCCATTAAAAGAAGACAAACAATTAGAACTACTATAATGCCGGATATAGCAATGTGCCCAGGAGATGGGTGCCCAAAGCAGCAGATGTGCTACAGGTACACAGCAAAAGCGAGTGACTATCAGTCATACTTTATGACTCCACCAATCAAAGAAGATGGTACGTGTGAGTATTATTGGGACAATACAGAATACCCATCTGAAGGGGCATTTCACATTAAATTAGAAGATAATGATACAACTACGGGATTACCAGAAGAAGATAGTAAGCGACGGGCTTGGCATTATTAAAGAGCATGGTCTGCTGTATCTTTCTATGGAGGTAAGAACCGGTAAGACCATGACATCATTAGCTATCTGCGATGCGTTAGGTGCTAAAGAAGTATTGTTCATCACTAAGTTAAAGGTGGTGCCTGGTATTAAGAAAGACCATAAAGATTTAGGTTGTAACTTTAACCTTACGTGTGTAAACTATGAGTCAATCCACAAACTTGAGGTGACAAATTGGAACCTCATAATTTGTGATGAGGCACACACGATGGGTGCATTCCCTAAGCCTAGCAAAAGAGCGAAGCAGGTTAAAGATTTGGTAAAGAAGTCTAACGCAAAGGTTATATTTCTGTCGGGGACACCGACACCTGAGAGTTACTCTCAGATATACCACCAACTCTATGTGCATCCTAGCAATCCATTTAAATCGTATGTCAACTTTTACCGGTGGGCTAATGACTATGTTAAAGTTAAGATAAAGTACATTGGTGCAATGAAAGTTAATGACTACTCGGGTGCTATGAAGGATAAGATTATGGATGCCATCAAGCATCTAATGATATCATTCACCCAAGAGAAGGCAGGCTTCACAACCTCGGTAGAGGAGGCAGTACTTAGAGTTGCGATGAGTCCTTTGACTTATAAGTTAGCTAACAAACTCAAGAAAGATTCGGTTGTGCAAGGTGATGATGACACCATACTTGCTGACACGGGTGGCAAGATGATGAACAAACTTCATCAGATGTACTCGGGGACCATCATCCTTGAGTCAGGCAGACGATTGGTGTTTGACTATACCAAGGCTAACTATATCAGGGATCAGTTCAAGAACAAGAAGATAGGAATCTTTTATAAGTTTAAGGCTGAGTGGGATGCGTTGAAGTTTATCTTTGGTGATGAGTTAACTGATGACCTTGAGGAGTTTAACACAACAAGTAAGAACATTGCTCTTCAGATTGTATCAGGACGTGAGGGAATTAGCCTCCGCAATGCTGACTTTTTGGTGTACTATAATATAGACTTTAGTGCAACATCATACTGGCAAAGTAAGGATAGGATGACTACCATTGACCGCAAGTTTAACAAGGTGTATTGGGTATTTACGATTGGAGGAATTGAGGAGAAGATTTATGAAGTAGTCCAACAGAAAAAAGACTACACTCTAAATTTTTTCAAGAAAGATTTCTTAAATTCGTAGCCCCATGTCAGAACAACAAATACAATCCAAACGAATTAAGCAACTAGAGAAAGAAGGGTACTATGTTCTTAAGTTAATCAAGACTAACAAGAACGGAATACCTGACCTACTAGCTTTGCATCCGACCAAGGGAGTTTTGTTTAGTGAGGTTAAGACACCAACAGGAAAAGTATCAGACTTACAAAAATTTAGACTAAATGAGCTCAGAAAACATGGATTTAGCGTCGAGGTATTTCGAGGAGAGACAGATGGTAGCAGTACCACAGAGTCTCTTCAAATGGATGAGCTCGATGCAGGAGGATACTTTTGATCAGATAGCAGACGCACTGGTCCACTTCTCAAACGAAATAGACGACGAAGACGAACGTAGTATAGTCTTCAGTGTTGTAGACGAAGAGCCAAAGTACTTTCGGTTTTACGCAGCACAAGGTGAGCTTACATTTGTAGATGAGCAAACTAAGCCTATGGTAGCAGTAGAGTTACTAGAACAGATAGACATCGACGAGTTTTTAGACGAGGTACTAGCTGGAAACCAGATTATTAAAGACAACAGTATTAAACGATTTATAGCATCTTATGAGTTTATTTGAAAAAAGAATTGCATACAAACCTTTTGAGTACCCTGAATATTATACGGAAGGTTGGCTTAAACAAGCTCAGGCATTTTGGTTACACACAGAGATTCCTATGTCGTCCGATGTAAAGGATTGGAATGAGAATCTAACAGAGAATGAGAAGCACGTGGTAGGTAATATCCTACTTGGCTTTGCTCAAACAGAGTGTGCTGTGTCTGACTATTGGACAGGCATGGTGACCGACTGGTTCCCTAAGTATGAGATTATTCAGATGGCTATGATGTTCGGAGCTCAAGAGACTGTTCACGCAACAGCCTACTCGTATCTTAATGATACTCTTGGTCTTGATGACTACGAAGGGTTCATGCACGAGCCTGCTATTGCTGGACGTATTGATGCTTTGACATCCGTACCTCATCATTATAACTATAAGATACTTTGCACCAGTGCACATGCACGTAGAGATGTGGCTCGCTCACTTGCTATCTTCTCTGCCTTCACTGAAGGTGTTGCATTGTATAGCTCATTTGCTGTACTCTATTCATTCCAATTGAACAACAAACTAAAAGGTGTTGGACAACAGATGAAGTGGTCAGTAAGAGACGAGGCTCTACACTCTAAGATGGGATGTAAACTATTTCGTCATATGTGTGAGGAGTTCCCTGACCTAAAGACAGATGCAAAGGATGCCATCATTGAGGCGGCTAAGTTAACCTTGGATATGGAGATGAAATTCATCGACAAGATATTTGAAAGAGGTGACTTAGAAAACTTAAAGGCTTACGACCTTAAACATTTTATGCACAAACGCATCAACGATAAGTTATTGGAGCTAGGCTATGATGCCATATTTGCTTACGATCCTGCGGCTGCTGAACAATTAGATTGGTTCTACCAATTGACAGCAGGCGTTGAGCACTCAGATTTTTTTGCAACCAGACCAACTGCTTACAGCAAAGCCAACGAAGGTGAGGACTGGAGTGACATGTTTTAAATATAATATAATGGAAAAATTAAATAGAGGAGATAAGATTTATCTTGATTTAGAAAATAAAAATGAATCATTAGTTAATGAATACTTAGAATGCAGAGATGGAATTGTTGAGGTGTATGAATATAGAGATCAATCTGGATATGGATCAAAAACAAGATTGTTTTTATGCAAAAATACAAAACACGAATCAATAAGTATTATAAGGCAAATTTGGTTGGAATATAAAAAAGAATGGTTTGAAGAATATATGGTTTTTGATTCAGATTCTTTTGCATTTATGAAAGCATTAATTAATAATAAACAAGATGAATTTTCTGGAACTTATACTCTTGTAAGAGATTATTAAATAAATTTAAACTAAACAAAATAAACAATGGAAGAATTATCTTTTGACCAACTAATTATTAACGTACATGACTGGGCTAACGACAAAGGTTTGATTGACCCATCATTTGTAAAGTCTCAATTCGTCAAGGTTGTTGAGGAATTGGGTGAAGCGGCCTCCGCTATCAGCAAGAACAAGCCTGATGAATTGATTGACGGCTTAGGTGACACGTTCGTTACTCTTATCATCTTAACAATGCAATGTGGGTTAACACCACAAGAAGCATTGAACTCCGCATGGAATGAGATTAAGCATCGCAAGGGAAAAACAACTAACGGAGTCTTCATAAAGTCATGATAAAGCACCATCCTATCCATGAGCAAGACCTAATAGATTTAGGTTTTGAGAAAATCCTTGTCTCTAAGCATGAGTCAGGACACCCAGAGGACTTCTACTACTATGTGTATGTAGTATCTAAGCACACCACACTAATAACTAACGCTGATGATGAAGCAAAAGTTGGAAGGTGGCACGTGTATATCTTTGATGATGACATTTACTTCGATGAGGTAGAACCTTTAACAACCTTTTTAACATCTTTTAGTTATGTCAAATTCCCCGATAAAGATTGAGATAGTGTTGCCAGATAAGTCAACAGCTTCAATAGATGCAAGCGGTGCAGAGAGTGCTGTACAAATGATAGAATTTTTACTTGAACTAATAAAATCTTTAGAAAATGATTAATCAGGAGTATTATTTTTATAAGACTATAAATCTTGTTAATAATAAATGCTACTATGGTTCAGGTACAAAAAAGATTTATAATGGATCTGGTAAGACATTAAAAAAAGCTATACTAAAATATGGTAAAGACAATTTTATAACCGAAAAATTGAGATTCTTTAGTACAAGAAAAGAAGCGTTTGATTTTGAAGAAAGATTTCTTAGCCTATTTGATATAGCTAATAATCCTAATTGTTACAATATTGTTAATAGAGGTAGTGGTGGAAATAGAATTGATTATAATTCAGAAAAAGCTAAAGAATATAAAAGATTATGTTCTATAAGAATGACATCAATGAATAAAACTCATGAATCGAGAACTCTTGTTAGCATTAGAATGAAAGATTCCAATCCTATGTTTAATTTAGAATCTAGATTTAAAAGTTCAGATAAATTGAGGAAATGGAAAGAGTTAAATGGAACCTACGGAAAAGGTAAACATAGAACTGAAGATACCAAAAAGAAAATATCAGAAACAAGAAAGTCTAGAGGAATACAGCCATATAATAAAGGTATTATAATGGAAAAAAATTGCGAGTGTTATAAGTGTAAAAAGATGTTTAGTAAACAAGGGTTAACTAGACACATAAATTTTTGTAAATCATAAATAAATTAATATGCAATCGAACAACAAGAACGAATTAAACACATTGCTTAATTCATTAGGGTGGGAGTTAGGTATAGACTTACCAGAATGGGGATATTCATTTGAATACATAAAAACAATATCAGGTGGTTATTTATTACAAGGAGAAAAACCTGTTGATGCCTATAGAAGAGTAGCTAAATCTGTTGCCAATAGATTAAGTAAACCTGAGTTAGAAGATAAGTTTTTTGATTATATATTTAGAGGATGGCTTAATTTAGCCACACCTGTGCTATCTAACACCGGAACGGACAGAGGCTTGCCTATCTCTTGTTATGGTATTGACATAGCTGACTCAGTGAATGACATTGGAACCAAAAACTTAGAGATGATGCTACTTGCCAAGCATGGCGGTGGTGTAGGTGTTGGCTTCAACCGCATTCGCCCAGCAGGATCAAAGATAGCTAAGAACGGCACATCAGATGGTGTCATCCCATTCACTAAGATATTTGACTCTACTATTCTTGCAACATCACAAGGCAATGTCCGTCGTGGTGCTGCATCAAGTAATCTAAATATTGAGCACAAAGACTTTGAGGATTGGTTGGAGATTCGTGAGCCTAAGGGTGATGTGAACCGTCAGTGTTTGAACCTACACCAGTGTGCTGTGGTGGGAGATAAGTTTATGCGTAAGCTAGAAGATGGTGATGCTGATGCACGTCGCAAGTGGGGCAAGTTACTACAGAAGCGTAAGGCTACTGGAGAGCCATACATTTTATTTAAAGGTAATGTCAACAAGCAGAACCCTGAGGCATACAAGAAGAATAGCTTGAAGGTATACATGACCAACATATGTTCCGAGATTGTATTGCACACAGACGAGAGCCATAGCTTTGTTTGCTGTCTGTCCTCTGTTAACTTAGCTAGGTATGATGAGTGGAAGGACACTGACTTAATATATGTAGCTACATGGTTTTTAGATGGTGTGCTTGAGGAGTTTATTCAGAAGGCTAAGAACATGAAGGGCTTTGAGAATGTGGTTCGCTTTGCTGAGAAAGGTCGTGCAATTGGACTAGGTGTACTAGGATGGCACACATACTTACAACAGAAAGGTATACCATTTGAAGGATTGCTTGCTCAGTTTGAGACACGTAAGATATTCTCTCAAATTAAGATTGAGTCTGAGCGTGCATCACGTGACATGGCTGAGGAATATGGTGAGCCATTATGGTGTGTTGAGACAGGTATGCGTAACACGCACCTTCGTGCCATTGCTCCTACGGTATCTAACTCTAAGCTAAGTGGCAACGTGTCTGCAGGTGTTGAGCCTTGGGCTGCCAATGTATTTACAGACCAGTCAGCTAAGGGTACATTCATTCGCAAGAACAAAGAACTTGAGAAGGTGCTAAAGAAGATTGGTATTAATACTAAGGAGATATGGGATAAGATTCTTGCCGATGGTGGATCAATCCAAGATATTGCTGAGTTAGATAGTTGGTTCTATGTGAACGGTAAGTTGATGGAGAATCCTGATGGAGAAGACCACACCCCTGTTAAGGATGTATTTAAAACATTCAAAGAGATTAACCAATTGGAATTAATTAAGCAGGCAGGTATTCGTCAGCAGTATATAGACCAATCAGTATCATTGAATCTTGCGTTCCCATCTCAGGCTACACCTAAGTGGATTAACCAGGTACACATGGAGGCATGGAGACAACGCATTAAAACATTATACTATATGCGTACAGAATCTGTGTTGCGTGCTGATATTGCTACACGTGCTACCGACCCAGACTGCTTGTCGTGTGATGGTTAAAAATTTTTCTGAAAAATATACAACTAATTAGATATTTAACTAAATTTACAAAGGTTAAAGTGATAATTATTTCGAAGGGGAGGTGTTTTACGTTTTACACTTCCCCTTTTTGTTGGCTATGAAAGAACATATTGAATATACAAATACAACTCTTCGCTTCATCAATAAGATGACAGACGAGATATATGAGGCTCTTATTGACAAGGAGTACGAAGACCTTCAAGATTCTATTTCAATTCTAATCGAAAAATTAAATCAATTACGTGATGAAACCTTACCTAGAATACGCACTAGAGTTACACCAGCAAGGAGACCTTAATAAGGCAGAGATTGCTAAAAGAGTCCAAGAGCATTACAGTATGCAAGACAGAAATGTCGAGACCTTACGCAAAAGAATTTCAGAATACATTTTAAAGTCAGAGCACAAGAGTCTAAACGATGAG